CGTGGTGGGGATCTTCTCCATTACGCGGCCCGTGAGCAAGAAGTTCCTCGGCCAGATCAAGCAGGAACTCGAAGATAATGTCCTGCTCAAGCGTCTGCTGCCGGAGGTGCTGTGGGAGAATCCGCAGCGCGAGGCCCCGGTCTGGTCCATCGACGACGGGCTCATTCTCAAGCGCAAGAGCAATCCCAAAGAGGCCACGGTGAGCGCCTGGGGTCTTGTGGGCGGGATGCCGACGGGCCTGCACTTCAACATCCGCGTCTATGACGACATCATTGATGAGGACAACGTCAACACGCCCGAGATGATTCAGAAGGCAACCGACAAGTGGGAGCTGAGCCTCAACCTGGGAAGCGCCGCCACCACGCATCGGTACGAGGAGATCAACATCGAGCGCTACATCGGGACCCGCTACCACCTCAATGATCCGTATAAGGAGATCATGCGGCGCGGGATTGTCATCCCAAGGATTTACCCCGGCACCATCGACGGTAAGGTGGAGGGAGAGCCCGTGCTCTGGTCGCGGGAGATCATGAGCAAGAAGCGCAGAGGCATGGGTCCTTATACCTTCGCGTGCCAGATCCTCCTCGACCCGGTGGCCGACGAGGTCCAGAACTTCAAGCCTAATTGGATCAAGCGCTATGAGAGCCTCGATTCCAAGGGCATGAACCTCTACCTGCTCTGTGACCCAGCGGGCGAGAAGAAGAAGAGCAATGACTACACGGTCATGCTCGTGATTGGCCTGGCCGAGGACGGCAACTACTACCTCGTGGACGGCATCCGGGATCGGCTGAATCTGACGGAACGCGCCCGGCATTTCATGGGCTTCCATCGCAAGTATCGACCACGGGCCTGCGGATACGAGAAGATCGGCAAGGACAGCGACATCGAGGCCTTTCAGTGGCAGATGGAGCACGAGGGCTATCGCTTCGAGATCGAGCCCCTGGGGGCCAAGATCCCCAAGAACGACCGCATCAGGAAGCTGATCCCCGTCTTCGAGCAGGGGCGCTTTTATCTTCCCTGGCGACTTCTCAAGAAGGACTACCAGGGCAAGGACTACGACCTCGCGCGGGACTTCGTCAATGACGAGTACCTCGACTTTCCCTTTGGCAGCCATGATGACCTTCTGGACTGCACGGCCAAGATCCTCGAAGAAGACCTTGGTGCAGTCTTCCCGGCGAGCGCGAGCGGCATGAACGATCAGAAGGCGCAGGAACTCTATGAGCGCTATGCCCCGCCGCCCCAGGTGGAGAGGCGCATGTATGATTAAGCCCCTCCACAAGACCGACATTGTCCTCTGCCTGCCGGGCAATCCGGCGGACGGGATCTGGGCCATGAATGCGATGATCATCCGGGACCAGCTCCTCGCCAAGGGACTCGGCGTGGACTGCAAGCAGGCCTATTTTGGGGACGTCTGCCAAGTCTATAATCTCTGTCTGCGGGCACTGCCACCGGTGGATGACATCGATCAGGAAGTCCTCGGCGGCACGGTCTATGAGTGGATCGTCATTATCGACTCGGACAACTACCCCACCTCGCAGCAGATACTCAAGCTCATCGCTCAGGACAGGGAGATCATCGCTGGTTGGTACGCATTGCCCCACCCGGACCCGGCGCTTAATGAAGACCGGGACGCCCTGAAGACGAGCGTGGGCATGTGGGCCAACAGGGACCTGTATCAGTTCAAGCCCTTCCATGTGGGGGAGATGAGGGATAAGACCGAGCCCTTTGCCATCGATACCACGGGCCTGGGCACGCTTGTGGTCAAGCGCGGGGTGTTCGAGATGCTGCGCTACCCCTGGTTCGAGCCCGTCGTGGTCAACCACGAGCACAAGGCATGGTTCGCTGGGATCGACATCGTCTGGAGCCGGAAGGTGCAGGACGTCGGGTTTAAGATCTACGTGGACCCGACCGTGCGCGTGCCGCACAAGAAGAAGGTGCTGCTATGAGGATGGAACGCAAGCAGGTCGAGGCCTTTGATCACATCTTCGGCAACTGTCTGGAGGTCCTGTCGCTCATGCGCGAGCGGTATGTCCATCGCTTCATCGAGAAGCTGCCCCCGGACTGGAACACGTTTGAGATATCTGCGGATCACCTCGTAGACATGCTCCAGGAGTCCCGGAAGATCTATGCTCTCATGCAGAGCATAATTGGCAAGGAGATCTGATGCCTGACAGCGACAAGGACATAAAGCGCGAGTTCGAAGAGGCCTACCGATGCGGCAATCAATACTGGTGGCCGTGGTGGTTCGAGGCTGACAAGGACCTGCGCGCCTTCCTCGGCGATCAGTGGAGCCAGGACGAATACAACTACCTCGCCGGCCAGCGCCGCGCCGCCTATGTCTTCAACAAGGTGCGCCGCATCGTCAAGCTCGTCACCGGCTATGAGCGCAAGCATCGCCTCTCGCTCACCATCGAGCCCATCGAGAACTCGGACGAAGAGACCGCCGGCCAGCTCTCGGATGTGATCATGTGGCTCATGAAGTGGACGAACCTCTACTACCAGATGAGCGACTGCTTCGAGGGAGGGGGATGCAAGACGGGCATGAACCTCCTGGGGCTCTACGTGGATTATGCGGAGGACCCCCTCAACGGCGACATCCGCGCCCGGCGCATACCGCACAACGGGTTCATCATTGACCCCAACTTCAGCGAGCGCGACCTGTCGGACTGTGGCTGGCTCTGCACCCGCAAGTATCTTCCCAGACCCATCATCCAGACCTTGCTGCCCGGACAGGCCAAGGACATCGAGAAGATGAGAGCGTGGAGTAGAGACAACAAGTTCAACTTCCTGCCGCTGCGGCGCGACCTGTGGGGCAACGACATGACGCCCTGGGACGAATACTGGAAGCGCACCTCGAAGGAAGTGCAGATGGTCGTGGACATGCAGACCGGCGAGGCTAAGGAGTGGCCGAAGTCTGCGAAGGCCGACATGCACAACTTTCTCGCCGCCTACCCGCACATGGGCGAGTATACAGCCTGGGTGCCGAGCATCGAGTTCAACATCTTCGTGGGGGGCGAGGTGATGTATTCGGGTCCCGACCCCTGGGGTCTGGACGACTTCCCCTTCGTGCCGGTGATGGGATTCTACGATCCCGAGCACGACAAGGCCGACTTTAAGCTCCAAGGCCTCGTGCGCTGCATCCGTGATCCGCAGATGGAGCTCAACCGGCGGCGCTCCAAGATGATCGACATCATCGACTCGCAGATCAATTCCGGCTGGTTCGTCGAGGAAGAAACGCTCATGAACCCGCAGTCTATCTATCAGACAGGGCAGGGCCGCGTGGTCTATCTCAAGGGCGGGACGATGGCCAAGGGCGCGATACCTACGCAGATGCGCGCCGCAGAAATCCCCGAATCCCTGTTCCGCATGGACGAGACCTATGACCGGGACATCATGGAGATCCCGGGCGCCAATTCAGACCTCCTGGGCCTGGTCGAAAAGGATGACGTGAATGTGGCCGGAGTTCTGACCAAACTGCGCCAGGGTCAGGCACTTACGGTGCTCCAGGATCTCTTCGACAATTACAGTCTGTCCATCACCCTGCTTGGCAAGAAGCTCACCAAGCTCGTGCAGATGAATTACCAGCCGAACAAGATCAAGCGCATCATCAAGCAGGAGCCGACGCGCGAGTTCTATGCCAAGGATTTCGGCAAGTATGGATGCACGCCCTCGGAAGGCATCCTCAGCGATACGCAGCGCTCGATGTACTACTATCAGCTCGTGGCGATGCAGGCGGCGGGGATTCCCATCCCCAATTCCGCGATCCTGGACGCTGCTCCCATCCAGGGCAAGAAAAACCTCAAGGAGTACATCGCCAAGATGGAGGAGCAGCAGGGACAGGTGGCGCAGGTGGCCCTCCAGGACAAGCAGCTCGCGCAGGCATCGGTCAAGGCCAGGATCTTCCGGGATACCACGGAAGCCCAGACCAAGAAAGATAAGACAGCCTCGGACATCATACTCGACCGCGCCCAGACCGCGCATGAGCTCGCCCTGGCGAAGGATAGACGTGTGTATGATGCCGTCCACTTCGTGCGCGACAGAGGCACCAAAGAGGAGCGATGAGCTACAGATCCTACACCGAGCAATGGCAGATTCCCCGCCGGGACTTCACCACCGGGACCGTGCGTGAGATGCTGGCGCTCAATCTCCAGGCCAAGGTGAACGAGATCGCCCAGGAGTGCAAAGCGGACCATTTCTTCATCCTCATCCGGGCGCTCAAGGTGTGGGTGCAGAA